ACGAGACATTGGGCAAGTCGAAATCAGAACCGACTTTTACAGACAAAGGAATAGTCGTATTCGCCGCCATAACTGTCTGGACCGCAGTACAATGCTTTTGGTTTGCCTTATTCCCTAACCAGGTAGGAGCCGTTAAAGCGTCCATTTCAATGACTGCGTTGTTGTCTTGCCGGGTATTGTCGAACAGGAAAACACTCCCATTCCCCCCGAAATAAGCCTGATCGTTGTATATCCCCCAGCACCTTGAAGGGATGTTTCTAAAACGACAAGGCGCACCCGTATTGGTATTCCAGACGTGCTGCTCATAGACTGAATTCGTGGTCCGGGGGATATTGAATATCAACATATTCCCCGCAGGGTAATGAAAGGCTTGCCAGCCGAAATTACTCCCGTAATCCTCAGCCGCCTCTGTCACGGCGGGGTTTATCTGGTCCGACACTAACCCTCTATCGGTCAGTCTGCCTTGGGTGATCGCGCCCTTCAAAGAGACATAACCGTCCTTCGTGACCGCGATCAAATCACCCCCCGCCTTAATAATCCCTCGCTGAGAGATTAAAGGGGCCAGTCTGAACATACCGACCAAAGAGAAGCTCCCCGGATCGGTTCCTTGATAGACAATCGTATCTCCTGAGGTCATGAAGAAGACCGCGTAATCATCCGGTCCCGCCCCTGAATCGTGAGTCCACGTCCCCATCGCTAACAACTTACCGCCGAAACTCCCCACCCGGCCTAATGGAAATTCCGTCAAACTCCCGCCCAATGTGTTAACAGCGGAATACCAGAAAGACTGACTGCTATCCTCCCAGAAATAAGACCTGCCCTGAAAGACGTGAATGCCGATCAAATTAGCGACCGTAGGGCCGGAAACCGTCATTGTGCCTATCGTCGAACCGGCATAAGTCAAGGGCGCGTCTTCACCGTTCACCAGCCCCATCGTTCCGTCCAGCTGGGCCGTGCTCCACCGATTATTAGACTTACCCGTCGCCAGAGACGACCCCGCACCGCTTGAACTGATATCCCATATTTTACCGTTCGCAGCCGCTAGAAACTTCCTTGCCGACCCGGAAATATATTCCGCGAGGGTCTCGACATTACCGCCCAGTCCCGTGGCGTATTCACTATAACCGGGTCTCGAATCTACCCTGCCCTCTTGTGGGAACCAGTTATCCAGAATAGACGCATGGTCCTCCGGCATATTCGCGAGTGCGTCTCTGACATTCCATCCTCCTACGGGAGCGGGAATAGCCTTAACGTCAGCCATAATTACCTTCGGGTATGTTGACCCCCAGATGCTGCCTTACCGCACGTCCCAAACGAAGCATCCGCGCCGCGCCATCATGGGCTTTTGCCAATTCAACCTGACGGTTGTATTCAATCAAGTCCGCCTCGAAATTCAGCCCCTTGGATTTTCTAAACCGCCAGATCAATCCCAGCGTTAGAATTTCTTCGTCTAAAACAGATGTGTCAGTGTCCGCAGCGAACTTCTGCTGAGCGGTAGAGCCGGAATCCTCCGTCCAGTATTTGCTAACATACTCGTAAGCAATCGTCTTGCCATTGTCCCCGGAGGCGATGGTTTGCTCGAACTCCAGTTCGTTATTTCTAATCCGGGCGCGTAGATTCAACCCGTTGACGGTTGTCCAGCCTTTGAAGAATTGCCATTCCTCGGAGTTCAGCCAGACCAATTGCCTTCGATCGTCTCGATTCCACTGTGTCTCTGGGAGGATGTATCTAAAATCCGTTGCTAGCGCATAGTCCTGATCTGCCGTGGATAAAGTAATGGTGTCTTCCTTGATCAGTGCCTGCCACGGCCACCGCGACAAAGCCTCGCCTTCTCTGTTTAAAAGCCTCAAGTACTGATCGGCGTCTGAATTACCAACCACACTAGCAGGCGACGGAAACCCGATATCGTCACAAGCATCCTGGACTATACTTAACAGTGTCACTTTTTCGGTCTCCCGCGTTTAGGCTTCAGGTCTGCGACCATCTTGGTCAGTTCATCGATCTTGTCTTGCATGGCCTGTTCCTTTTCTTCCTGTGCCTTGCGTTCCGCTTCCTGTATTTCAGGGTTCATCGCGGTGAGCCAGGCCTGGGCTTTCTTTCTCAGATCCAGCATGCCCTGTACACCGATCACCACGTTGTCATTTAATTCGGCCAGTTCTTCGATGGTCTCTACCCCCTTGCCCTTCAGGTTCAGAATCTCACCCGGCCCGATGTCTAATTTCTTCAACGGGGTCCCTTCAATCTCCATTGTCAGGTTATTGAAGTCCGCCCACGCCCTCGGGTACTTCTCGGGGTAGGTCTTGCCTTCATGGTCAACAATCAATTTCCCCCTGTCGTCATAGACAGGTTTTGAAATAGACGCATGGGACGCCCCGGTAATTTGAATCTCGCACAAGACCTGATCGGAATACTCTTCCTCTCCGGTATCGTAAAGTTTCTGGCCGTTAATCTTGGGGTGGACGTAAAAACGCCCGAAAGTATCAGCTGGCATAATAATTCCTTATGTGCTTAATAACACCGCTCGAATGAACAGTGAGGTTAAAATCAAGATGTTTTACCATCTCCTCGAAATTGTGGGCCTGGGCGCATTGCCATTCCGTCATATAAAAGTCTTTCCCTTGGTAGGTGATTTTCTTCACCGGCTCGTCATCGTTTTCTTTCTGTGGGTAGGCGTGATGGGATTCTTTCATACATCCGTCAAACCCGTACAAGTGAATATTACGAAACCCTAATATATAACCGATGGAAATAGCCCTCATCCCTACCGTACTGCCGCCTCCGATCGAAGGTAAGGGAAGCCCGTATTCAATCGGATACCATATCTCTACGTCATAGCCCTCCAAACGATCAAAGACTTCAGGATCGCAATGCGCGGCAATCAGGTATTTAATCCCTCTTTGTGGTCTGCGGACAAACCTTTCGTTGTGTTCCCTGGGGTCAACCATCACGAAAACATCCGGCTTGACCTTTTTGGACAACAGGTAATCATGCGACCCGTTGACAGATACGATCACCCCCTTTTTCAGCTTTGAATATTCTTTCCTTAAACTCGGCCCGCCACCGCAGATATTCCACCTGCCCATATGAGGGGCCTGGCCCTGCATGTCCGGCAAGCCCCTTTCAAGACAGGACTGGATATTAGTTAATCGTTTCTTTTCGGTTAGAAACATAGAACAAAGACGCAATACCCGCGTTTTGAGCGAAATCTACTTTATACCCCATGTCCTGAAATAGCTCCTTCCACCACGGGTGAGGCTTGACGGTCAAATGCAAATCAGCCCCGATCAAGTCACCCCCTGTGTCGTCAATCGTGCTGATTTGAAAGAAGGTCTTGTTGGCGGCGTTCATGATATTTCTGATCACCGTTTCCACGTCGCCTGTCGGGATGTGCTCCATTACGTCAGTGCAAAACCCGTGCTCGGCGTTCCCGGGAATGGGTTGGGTCAGATCCCATTCGACAAAATACAAATCCTCCGCAGCCTCGTCACGGCAATTATCGGCAAAGTCGACGAGGATCGGTTCCAATCCCGCAGCTTTGAACTTGACCCCGGCCCGGCCTGTCCCGCAGCCGAAATCGATAACCTTACCCTCGGGTTTGAATTGTTCGAGGTAAAAATCCGCAATGTGCTCGCCCGGTGATATCTCCCTGTATTGGGGGAACATCCATATCAGGCGGTACTTGTCCTTTTCCGATAGGTTACTGGGGTCGGCGCGCCATATGGTCTGCAATAACCCTTCCCCATAGACCGAGAAAGTACAACCCATTGTCTCCAGTTCTTTCGCATACAACATAAAATTTCGACACTGGTCCTTCATGGCGATAGATATAGTGTATTCTTCCCCCGCCCAGTCTGTTTTCATGGTCGGCATGGTTTTATTGATTTTCTGTTCGTACCCGTGCCCCTTTCCTTCCCGGTAGGACGTGTCATAACCGAAAATATGCAAATCCCGATGACCTAATATATAAACCGCACACAAGGCACATACCCCGACACTGGAATCCCCGCCGACCAGTGTATAACCGCCCTCTTTTACCTTCTCGGGCGGGAAAAGTTCCTCCACCCCTGGGCGGGAAAGATGCCACAAAGTGAAATCTCCGGCATTCTGTGCTGTTTTGGGATTACATTGCGAGGCTATCAGTCTATTACCCGCTTTTGGATCGACTAATTCGGCGCTTTCTGGCTTGGCGTCCAGTATGACCTGATAGTCCACCCTGATCCCATTTTTACGCGCCCATTGAGAGGCGGCGTTCATGGCGTAAACCGTGCCGGTTTTCTGTAGTTCCTTGATCTCCTCGATGTGGTCGTTAATCGAATCGCCACCCCCGATTAATATCGCCGGTTTGTCGGTTTCGTCCTGTAGCTTAAGCCATTTATCGTATTTTCCCGCATTGTGGCGGGTGTTGCTTTCAATCTCCTCTGGTGGGGTGTTTTCAATCACCTCCAGATCTAAAGTTAAATCCGTGCTGGCGTGTGGATTTCTGTATCTAACCGGGACTTTCTTTCTCAACATACTGGCTCTCCAGGGAGTGTATTTGATCGTATGCGTAATCGATTAATTTCTTATCGACCAGCTTGTAATAACCGTCTAAATCACCCGCGTCTAACAGCGCATGTGCGCCCTTATCGGGGTGTGTGTAAAGCTTATATTCCAAATCCTCCATCCGGTAAATGGTCGGATGGGTTTCCAAAATCTTCCCGTAGTAAAACCACGCCTCTTTCCAGCTAAAGATACACCCGTCGCGGTGCGGGCTTTTCTTTCCGGTTCTCGGTAGTTGAGCGCGATTATACCACGACGCCGCAGTCCGTAGCGGGTCCCGGTAGGTGACAATCACGTCAGCCGGAACCGATTGAATCAGTTGCCAGACTTGCGGATTGCAATGCCAATGTTTGTATTCGGGGAACTGCTCTTTGATGCTGTGCGTTCCCGTGTGTCTAACCGTAGTGACAATCCGGCATTCTCCGAATCGTTCAAAATCTTCCTGCAACTCCAGTTTTCGAGTCGCGGCAATCCCCCGTAAAAAGAGGGGGGATAAACCCCCCTCTCCAGATTGATTAGGTTTCGTCAATCTTATCGGTGCCGATCGGCCGGTTGATCATTACCCGGACACTCGTGCTGCCAGTGGCAGCCGAGGCAACCACGGCGACCAGAGCGCCTTGAATAACAAGACCGGTCACGACTGCAATGGCAAGGCCGGCTGCGGCCCCCACCAGTGCTTCCGCAGCAAACGAAACAGTCGCGGTTTTCACCATGACCGATTCGCCGCTGATTTGATACCAACCATACTCGCTTGCCACACACGCCGACATCGCCACCGCCAACGGGCGGGGGGTTTCCAGCGCAATGGTAGACAGTCCGGTTTGGTAAGACGTGTCGTATTCCACGATTGATCCGACAACCGTACTCGCCACACCCTTCAGGTAAATAAATTCACCCTCACCGTAGGTCGAATCGTACGCTCGTACAATCTGGCCCAAGTGGTGATTCTGAGTAGTTGAGTTAGTCGCAATCGCTTGCTCGACGATATAAGGTTCACGTGCTGTATAAGCCATTTTATCCTCCTAGTCGTCGATAATGACGCCTTGCAGCGAACGATTGCTGCAAGTGATGTTACCACCCCAAACTACGGGCTGGACCATCGCGTCCTGGTTAATGGATTGACGTTCTTCCAGCGGCACAAACTGCCGTGCCGTATGCGGACGTAGGAAAATATAGTCCGTATTGACGAAGTAGATGCGCTTTGACACACACTGATCGTCATAGAAGAAGTCGGCGCTTTTGTACTTCAAACTCTCGAAGCCTTTCTGTGCGGACTTGCCGTCAGCAAAGCGTTGATACTGCTGGAGTGACGCTTCATAGAAGTTGTACTCCGTCGAGTCAGCCACGATGAAATCGGGCTTGTCAGTACCCCGGATCAGCGTCAGCCACATCGCGTTCATCCGCGTGCCGACATTATCGGCAGAGGTTGCAGCAGATGCGCTGTACTGGTTTTGCCAGAAGTCGTAAGTCGACTGGTTGATACCGCCGACACTGGAACTCGAAGTGGGGTCATCCTGAATCAGGTATTGAAGCCCACCCAGAGATTTGGTGTCGGTAGTACCATCAGCGTATACAGCCGTGGCAAGCCGGTTTTTGAGAGTTTTCTCAAGGTTACGAATACGCGAGGATATCAGATTGATAGCTCGCTCCCTGCCGGAGTTTTTCATCTCCTCCAAACCGGAAATAGTGACATTGCCTGCCAGCTGTTTCCAATCGAAGGTAGCCGCGTCGAACACATCCTGCGGTGTGATATCGAGGGTTTCGTACCCCGCATACCACGAAGCAGTACCGTTCTCGGCGTACTCCAGCTCCTGGATGATCTCACGACCACCATTCACGGATTTTACATTGCCTTTCATCAAAAGGCGAGCGCTAAGGGCGTTGTGATTCAGAATGTTGTCTGACAGTTCGCCTGAGCGGTTCCGTAGAGTAGTAGTCGCAATCTCACCAATATTAATATCAGCCATAAATGACTCCTATTGATAGATTACGAAAACACAGCCCCTAAATACGGGAGTCCCATTCAGCAGCGATTTGCTCCTCAAGGGTCATTTTGCTGTGATCTTTTTTGCCTACTGCTCCCGAACTTTTAACGCCTGTGGCTGCTCGCTTTGCTCTCTTGACTTTCTCGGCCTGATCTTCCTTTGGGGGTGCGGGTTTCGGTTTTGGGGCGGGTGCCTCAAGACCTCTTAGCCGGACTGCTTGCTTGTATCCTTCGGTCAGGTTTCCACGCTCGACAATTCCAGACTCCATGAGTTTGGCTATGTCTTGCTCGACCTTATCGAAATGCGGATATAACAAGTTTCCAGACTCGTCTTTCTCGCTTTTAAAGGATTGGATCACGCCCGAGATTCTTTCGAGTTCACGCTGCTGTGCCGCTTGCTCTTGTCGGGATAGGTGCTGTTTTAAAGCCCCTATTTCTTGCAGCACGGGCTGCATTGCCGGATCAGTGGTATCATCGATATCTGCCGACAAATCAACGCCGTAAGTGGTGGCAAGCTCCTGAATAGCCTGTTTCGGGTTATTCTTTAGAGCCGTATGCCATGAAGCCAACTGCCTGACGGCACCAGCCTCGTCAAGCCCCGCGCGTGAAAACTCCTCACGAAACGGGGATAGTGCGTCCGTGACATTTTCAGCCAAGCGGACTTGTGAAGACTCCTGCTGCCTCTTGCGAGTGTAGTCGCCTTCAATCTCTTTGTGGCGCTTCAGCATCCATTCCTGTGCGCCTGTAGGTTGTTCGTTGAATGCTTCCTTATCTGAAGCGGACCAGTGTTCCGGGGGTTCTAGCTTTTCATCTGTCTCAACAGGTAATTCTTCATCATCCGATTCGACCTCGCTATCTCCAGCAGCGACATATCCGCTTTCATCATCTTCTGCGGCGGTATCGCCAAACTCGGAAGATTCTCCATCATCATCTCCCGAATCTTCTCCCTCTCCTTCATCAGTCTCGCTTTCTGAATCCTCGCTAGATTCTGCTTCATCTTCTGCGGGTTGTTCTTCCTTAATTTCAGTTTCTTCATCTTCTTGCTCCTGAGCGTCAATCACAGAAGCTATTTGCTCTTCTATGCTGACTGGCTCGTCTTGAGTGTCTGCATTTGCCATTTTGTACTCCAGCTAAGGGAACGGTCTGTCTCACGACAGTCCATTCGGTTATCCCCGGCTTTCTCCGGGGGTTCTAGTTTATTACTTTCCCGCTCAGTTTCTTCATCGGCGGAATCCCAGTCCAAGTCCGAATCTTCATCTCCGGCAGAGTCGCCGACTTCCCCATCACCGTCGGATTCTGTAGAATCGCCGGTTGATTCTTCATCGTCATCCACATCTCCCGCGTCTTCCTGTTCGCTTGATTCGTCTTCAGCATCGTCGGATTGTTCTTCCGTTTGCGTGGTGTCTTCTTCAGTAGATTCATCTTCTTGCTCCTGAGCGTCAATCACATCGGTTATTCCCGGCTTTCTCCGGGCTTGAATCCTGACGCCATACGACCCCGTTCGTTGCCTCTGTCACCGACTTCAACAAGGTCATGGCGCTTCATAATCTCTTTTCTTTCCTTACGGGATGTTACCCATTTATCCGTCACCGGGCATAGATACCCCTGGAAATCACCCCCGCCCAATACAGGCGCTATTTGAGTCGGGACTATTTTTAAACTCATTCCTTGACCGCAATCACAGAAAACAGGGTCATGCCGGTTATCTATCGTGCGATACTCGTCTATAATAGATTCACAAATATCGCATTGGTAGGAGTATATGGGCATGGTTTATCTTTCTGTTCTGTTTACGGTCTGGTTTTTGGTTTGGGTATACATCAATTGGGATGACATCCGCTATTAATTCCCGCCCTGGTATAGCAGTTCTTCCAGTGATTTTATCTGTTTGGTTTGGTTCTGCCGCATCTTCCTTAATTTGTTGGCTGACAATCGCACCGCTTCTGTACCTAACTGCCGGGCCGATGGGCTTTCCGCAATCCTTTGCCCCGCTGATGTCATCTCTCCCTTAAAGGACGTTTCGGCAAAAGAACCCATCAGGCGCTCAATCTCATTGACTGCCTTGGCCTGATCGGTCAGATCATCAACATACTTGCCGCCGTTCTTAGTGGCGACCTCTTCAATTCTAGCCATCGCAACCGCCAGGTTATCGCGGTTTTGCTGGTTGCTCAAAAGCTTTCTCAGAACCCGCCCTGTTGCAGCGTCAGACTCGGGGCCGAACAAATCGATAGACCGGCCCGCGGCCCGCTGAAAGTCCGCCAGTGCTTGAGTGGTTTCGCTATAGGCTGTGTTTACCTTGTCATACGCACCAGACTGGCCTTTTAGTGTCTCGTTAACGCTAGATCTGAATTTCTTCAGGATATTTTCGACATTCGCCGAAAGACCTTCTTTAGAGCCTTTACCGTAGTCCACGAATTCAGTAATAAACTGCTTTAGTTTGTGCGCGTTATAACCATCCGCGACATCACCCAAACTGTCTATCTTTTCAATCACAGTCCTGAGTGCTTTTTGTTTCGATGCCTGCCCATATAAAGGGGAATCTATGCCAAATTCCAGTTTGCCCTTATCGTTAATCCTGCCGCCCAACTCCATAACCTTGCCGCGAAACTCATCCAACGGTCCGGAGATATCCACTTGCTTGCCGGCTAACTGCTTTTTAGCAACCTTATCGACCAGGCTACCCGATTGCCTTTGAACCTGCTTAACCCTGTCGATTCGGGTTTTCAAAGACTTGCCCAATACATCGCTGGGCCGGGCATTAGAAGAAAAGTCCTTTGTTTCCCCGACACGCTTTTTAACAATGTTCACCATCTCCCGAAGGTTTTGGCGGGTCGGTTTATTGGCACTTTTAGCCCATGCGATGAAACTCTCGTCCCACCCTTGCCCCACGGCGCTTTTAGCGAGTTTGTCCACCGTAACCGCGCCTTTCGGGCTCAGGGTATATTTCGCAGACCGGGCAATGGGCTTCTGGCCTAAAAGGTCCGATCTAATCTTGCCTTTGCCGGACAGAGCACTGACCAGATTACCGCCTTTGTTCACAGGTAGCGGAGTAGAACTCAACGTCCCCGGCGCGCGTTGCGCCATTTGGACAGGCTTCTGCAATCCCTTCGCGCCCAGCATCGCCATAGCAATATCGGGGGCCATTTCGTTGACTGTTGCGAAAGCCGGGCTTCCAGTGGCCTCTAACGTCTTATCGCCCGTCCGGGTCTTGTCCATTGCCTGAACTAGAGGCTGTAGTATCTCCCCATACTTCCCTAACGTGCGTTTAGCGGTCTCGGTTCTGGGTTGGTAGGTAAAAGCCTGCTGAGCAGTTCTAACGATGTTCTCAGGCGGTGTATCGGATAGACCCGACGCATATAATGGTATCTGTCCTAGTCCCGCAACACCGCCAACAACGTCAGCCGCCATACCGGAACCAATAGCTGCCACAGGCTCGACAATGCCGCCTATGGTCTCCATGATGCCACTATCCCCTCTACGAGCGAGTCCATCATCCCACTGCGCCCGGCTAGATGATTGGCCTGTGTCCCATTGCGCACCAGCCATTATTTATATACCCCCAAACGGTTATAGTTTTGCGAGATACCCGTCCGAATCTCGTCTTGATATTTGGCGAGATTCTCTTTATCCAATATCTCGACGCCCCCCTCTTCGGGAATATATCGGCCAAAACCACCAAAGTTTTTAGCTTTGGCTGCAGGGTCATCCCATAGTTCGTTATACCCTTCCCATTTGAGGCGATGCTCTTTGAGGCCCAGAAGACCTCGCTCCATTTGGTCTCCGCTCATCCCAACCTCAAGCGACTCAAGGCTGTTTTTCAATAAATTCAGCTCCTCTTTCTGCAACGAACCAAAAACACCACCCGTTTTCGATGCCGCCTGTGCCTGCGCCAACCTATTTAGTGCGACCTCGCCTTGTATCCGTTCAAGCAGTTTTTCCTGAAATCTAGCATCTGTCCCAGAGAAAAACGACAGCGTTTTGCCCAACATCCCAGTGGTCCAGAAAGTATTGTTAGCCAACGCGTCGTCCACTTGTTTCAGGAATTCAGTGTTTTTAACTTGCTGTAGTTCCCCCTCTTGGGTGGCCGCTTGCGCCTCTGCCTCTGCCTCTGCGGATTCTTTCTTTTGTTTTAT